GTGCGCAAATCGACCCGCATGCTGGAGGCGTTCATCGACCCGATGATCGACCGGCATCTGTACAGGGGCCGTGTCCATGCGTCGTTCAATCAGCTGCGCGGCGACTCACATGGCACCGTGACCGGCAGGTTGTCCTCGTCCAATCCCAACATGCAGGCGGTGCCCAAGCGCGACGAAGACGCCGGTGTGCCTTTCCGATCGATCTTTCTTCCGGACGACGGCAAGGTGTGGGGATCCGCCGACTATAGCCAATGCGAGCCGCGCCTGCTGGCGCATTACTCCGGGTGCAAGGTGCTGGTGGCCGGTTACACACAGGACCCGCCCATTGACGCGCACACCGCCGTTGCTCAAGCGGCCAACATCGATCGGCAGTCCGGCAAGCGCCTTAATCAAGCACTCCTGACCGGCGCGGGCAATAACAAGGCCGCGATGATGCTAGGTCTGCCGATGGACGAGGCGCTTAAGATCGTGGATGCCTATTTCAAATCGATGCCAGAGATCAAGAAGCTGCAATACGAGGCGTCGACCATTATGAAGCGGCGCGGGTATGTTTACTCCATTCTTGGCCGCAGGTCGCGCTTAGAGGAACCTAAGTACGCGTACCGGGCGGTCAATCGACTGCTGCAATGCTCGAATGCCGACATGATCAAGCTGTCGATGGTCAGGATCGACGAGTTGTGTCGGTCCGAAGGTGGCATCGACATGATAAACAACGTGCACGATTCGATCGACTTTCAGTACGAGCCCGGCAAGGAGCACGTCTACCGGCAGGCGCTGGAGATCATGTGCGACTTTCCGCAGATTCGCGTGCCGATCGAAGTCGACGAAGACTCCGGGCCCGATTGGGCATGGGCGTCGTACGGTGAGAAGACGTGGAATAAGATCATGGCCGATAAGGGTATGCTATGAGTGAACTTAATCATCAGCGCATCATAATCAACGATTTCAAGAAGGTGTTTCCGGGTGCATTCGCGATTAAGATGTCGCACCGGTTCATGTCGGGCATCCCGGACCTGCTGCTCAAGGCCCCCGGCCACGAGGTCATGGTGGTCGAGATGAAAGTCGCCAAGTATCGCAAGACCGGGTACGTTCCCATCGAAACCACTTTGCTGCAACGCCAAACCATGATCGCGATGGAAAAGGCCGGTCTGCGCTGCGAGGTGTGGGTCGTGGTGGTCGACCCGTCCGGTACCTACATGCTGCGTTGCCCGCCCGAAGCCACCAGGGTCGAGTGCACGCTCGAATTTCTTACCCGCAAAGAACGTGGCCAACCGTGGCCGGTCGATCAATTCGTTAACAACCCCGTGAGGAAATAACACAATGAGCAACTACCTTATGCATGGCAAGGCCAGCGTCTTGATCGACGGCCAGTTCGGCAGTACCGGCAAGGGCCTCGCCGCCGCCTATCAGGTCGAGCAGATCGACAAGCACGCGCCGCAACACAACTGGTCGGCAACGGTGTGCACGACGAACGCCGCCCCTAATGCGGGCCACACGACCGTGCTACCGGACGGCACCAAGTTCGTCACTTTCCATATGCCGACGATGGGCGTGCTGAAGCCACAAACGATCATCTACCTCAATGCCGGTGCTATCATCGACGTCGACATGCTGATGAAGGAGATCTTCGACCTCAAGATCGACCCGCGCCGGATCGTCGTTCATCCCAATGCCGCAGTGATCACGCAGGAAGACAAAGACTACGAGCAGAACAAAGCGTCCGGGGCGACCAAGATCGCATCGACCCAAAAGGGTGTCGGTAGGGCGCTGGCGCGCAAGATCATGCGCGAGGGTGTCACCGCTAAGAATGTCGCGAAGGATCTGGAGGCGATGGGCATGACCGTCAACCGCCTCGATCTTAATAACATGATGGAGCGAGGCTATGCCGTCTCCATCGAGACGCCGCAGGGCATGAGCCTCTCGCTCAATAATGGGTTCCACCCGCACTGCACCTCTCGCGAAGTATCCGTCTCGCAGTCGCTCTCCGATGCTGGCATCCACCCGTCCTACCTCTACCAGACGCTCATGACGGCGCGCACCTACCCGATTCGCGTGGGACATATCGTCAACGAGGACGGCACGATTGCGGGCAATTCTGGCGACGTCTACCCCGACCAGCTAGAGCTGAGCTGGGATAATTTTCCGCACATCGAGCCGGAGCGCACCACGGTCACCAAGCGAGTCCGCCGCATCTTCACCTTCTCGTCGAGCCAGTACCGCGATTCGATCGCGAGGCTTCGCCCAGATATCGTGCACCTTGGCTTCTGTGACTACCTGCGCAACGCGCGCGAGTTAGAAGACATCGTGAGCAAGATGATCGTCGCCCACTCCTACTATAAGAAGGCACCCCTGATCCTGTGCTCTTTCGGCCCGTCGACCTCCGACATCGTGACCCTCAACGAAGCGCGTGAAAGGCTCTCCAAATGAGCGACCAAGTGCGGCGCGAGATCGTCTCCTTCGCCTACTTCATGGAGCAGAAGCTCAAGAAACGCGACGGGTATGGTGGTTGGGATCACCTACCCCTTGAGTACCTGCGCGAGAAGCTGCAAGCGGAGGTGCGCGAGCTGGAAATCTCGCTGCGATACGAACCCGCCAACGAAGTGATGAACGAATGCATCGATGTGGCTAATTACTGCATGTTCATCTGGGACATTTTGGCCAAAGGAAAAGATACCAGAGAGAATCTGGTCGCACGAGGAAGCAAGCAAGATGCGCACGAAACCGAATAAGCCCTTTATCAATAACCTGCGCGACATGGCATACGTTCCTCGTTGGGCGATTGCCCGGCGGATCCGCCAGCAGTACTTGGCCGAACACTCCTATTTCACCGCTATTTACGCCGACCAGATCGCGCGGCTGATCGGCTGGGAGGGCAATTACGAGGACCTGTTTAGGTACGCATTGTACCACGACCTCGACGAGACGGTGACCGGCGACATACCGGGCCCGGCGAAAAGGCTCGCGTGGTCAAAGGAGAAGGGCGAGGAGGGCATCTTTGAGACGCTGACCGACAAGTATGGCTTGGACGTGTCCAGAGCCCGTCGGGAGGCCACGGACGGGGTGCGGGCCATAGTGTCCGCCGCCGACTCTATCGAGGAGCTGTGCTACCTGTCCGAAGAACTGCTATTGGGCAATGTGTGGGTTCATCCGGTTGTGATCGAGGCTAAGGAGCGCATGCTTAAACGCTGGATGGCCCTGCCCGCTAGCGAAGAGCTTCTGACTGAACTTTGGGACGAGTACTTGGACATGCTGGTGATCAAGCAGCACAACTCCGCCGTTTTGCTGAAGGATACGATATGACCGACTGGACTTTCGATATGCCGCCCCTACCGGTGCAGGCGGAGGCTCTTAAACGGTCGCAGGAAATGCGCGGGTTCGCGTACTTCATGGAGCCCGGTATGGGCAAGACCGGCACGGTCATGGCGGAATTCACTGATTTGGTGGCCAAGGGCGAGGTCGATCTGCTGCTAGTGGTCTGCCCGAATAACTTGCGGGCCAACTGGCGATCAGAGGCGGAGAAGATGGGCTTCAAGTTCGAAGTCTCTATCTACCCGGACCCCGCACCCAAGGTCGGCATGTGGATCATCAATTACGAGAAGATGATCAGCAAGGCGTTTAATGAGGTACTGGCTGAAGTGAAGGACCGCGAGTGCTACGCGGTCTGCGATGAAAGCCATCGCATCAAGAACTTCAAGGCCAAGGTGTCTAAGGCTGTCATCTACCTGTTCGATCGTGCCAAGATCAAAAGGGTGATGACCGGCACGCCGGTCGCGAATAACGTCGTCGACCTGTGGGCACAATTGCGGGCCATCAACAAGCACGGAGGGCACCGCAGCCCGTACACGTTCCGCAACCGCTACGGCGTGATGGGCGGGTATATGGGCAAGCAGATTATTGGCATGCAACGCGAATCTGAACTTAAGGAGATGCTGACTGAGTGCTCCTTCACCGCAAAGAAGCGTGACTGGATGTCCAGCCTCCCACCCAAGGCGTACTACACGCTGGGCTACGAGATGAACATCGACCAGAAACGGTTCTACAAGCAGATCGTGAAGGACCGGTTCTTGGCGTTGGATGACGCCGAAGTGACCGCTCAGATGGTCATAACGGCGCTCATGAAGATGCAGCAGATCACGAGTGGTTTCATTATCGACGACAGCCAGAAGGTAATACCCCTATGTGCAACCGGAAAAAACCCCAAGATCGAAGCGATCAAGGACGTGCTGGAGGACGTGTACGGGAAGACGATTATTTTCGGTCACTACCGCGAGACAATCAACTCGCTAGAGAACGCGCTCTTAGACTACGACCCCCTCGTAATCCGGGGTGGGATGGACAAAGATGACGTGTCGGACATTGTTGGTCTGTTTAACAAGAGCGACGACCACAAGGTCATCATTGCCCAAACGACGACGGCCAAAGAGGGCCTGACGTTGCTTGGCACACCCAACTACCCCTGCTCGACGACGATCTTCGCTGAGAATACCTACAGCATCATCGATCGTACACAGGCGGAGGACCGCAACCACCGGCACGGCCAGAAGGCCAATCAGGTGTCTTACTACGATATGGCGGGTAGCGATATCGAGGCCAAGATCGTTAAAGCCCTTCAAGAGAAGAAGGATCTCGTAAATGTCGTGATGGAGATTAGGAAAAAATGACGAACGAACGCATGAAGAGATACATCGAGCAGCAGCACGAGCGAGGCTTTAAGCTGGTGTCGGTGTGGATCCCGGAAGACAAGATCGAGTACCTGCGCAAGACCGCCGAAAGGTGGCGGCGCGAGCGCGGGCATATCACCGATAGAGCTAACCTAATCTATAGGAAGAAGGCGAAGAAGAAATGAGCAGCATGAACCATAATATTCTCAACGCAGCGATTAAGGCCACCGCCGACCGTGGCGACACACACGGCAAGGCGGAGGAGAACTTCGCGCACACCGCCAAAATGTGGTCGGCTTACCTTGGCTTTCCGGTGTCGCCCACCGACGTTTGCCAGATGCAGGTATTGGCCAAGATATCGCGTGCAAAGACAGGAAACGCTAATCACGCCGACCACTATATTGACCAAGCGGGTTACTCGTCGTTAGCTGGTCGTATGGCAACCGCCATGCCGGTCAATTTGAACCAGCTTGAGAAGGAAATCATGAGTCGCCCGGTGATTGGATCTCCGGTTGTTGAAGAAACTAAGTGAGCAAACGGGGCGATCGGTGATGCCGGTCGCCCAAACGTCGGAGGTGCTTAATGAGCGGCAACGCAGCGAGCATGACAGACGCATTCACATACATCAGCCTAGTGCTGCTGTTGTGCATTACTGTGATGATGGTGATGGCGACCACCACCATCGTTTTAAAGGCGATAGCCATCATAGCCGAAACGTGGCATCGAATTCGCAAATAGCTAAAGGTGAAACGTGAAAGACGATATTATTCGCATGTGGAATGAAGGCAAAGTATCCGGGGAGATAGCGCGAGAGTTGCACACCACCCGCAACGTGGTGATGGGCGTTGTGTATCGCGCGCAGAAACAGGGGCTAGCTGTGAAAAAAGGACCTTCCGAACCACCGCCACCTAAACCAAAGGCTGTGGTAAGACTACCGGACAAGAAAGTGTCTAAGCACAAGGGCGTCGTGGTCAGAAAAGACGTGCTTGGAAAGAAGATCGGACCCGCACCGGTGGAACTGCCGCCAACGCCGGAAGTGGTTGTTAAGACCATGCCCAAGAGGTTGTTGCAGTTGGGCGCGTACGACTGCCGGTGGACGGTCAAAGACGGGTATTTCTGTGGTGCACCCAGCAAGTCAATGCTAAGACCATGGTGCGAGGAGCACTACAAGCTGGTGTACGTGCCGGTCAACCGTAGCAAGAAGGCCCCATTCAGATTGGTGTCGAGGGCGAAATGACAGACCGTCTCATCAAGTCCGGCTGGCACTGGCAATTCGGGTATCTTCGCGTGAGGGAAAAGGACGAAGATGGGGTGTACGCGTACGAGGGGCCAAGTGGGCAGCTTATCATGTCCACCCTGCCCCGCCATCGTCACTACATGTACATGGACCAGTGGCAGGACGACGAAACCGGGGAGATGTATGTCACCGACTCCCCGGTTCCGCGTGTGTACGACGGGCGGTTTAAGGCTTGGCCTCTAAGACTGCGATCCGCGCCTCCAGCGCGTTGACCTTTGCCGACAGTTCCTGCACCGCAGACACCAAAGCTGGAATAAGGTTTGACTTGTCGATAACTTGGACAACCATCTTTCCGTCTTTGTCCACGGCGTCTTTTTGACCGGTCACAGCTTCTGGAATAATTGGCTGCACTTCGTGAGCAATAAACCCGTGCACGGTCGTCTTAGCGGAGTCGGTTTTCCAGTTATACGTTACTGGCCGAAGCGCAAGAACGTCTGACAAACCGCCCGAATAATCTTTAACGTTTTCTTTGAGGCGGTAGTCGGAGGCGGTGTTGAAAGTAACACCGGTACCCCCACTATTGTAAATGGTACCAATGACCGATCCCGCACTGTTTTCCATTTGCAGGAAGTTCAGATTACCAGTGCCCATTCTCATGAACATAAGTGGGGTTGCTGCTGTGTACGCTTCAATCGCCCACAAACCAGTGCCCGATGCCGTAGCGGTGAAACGACTAACCGCATTAGTAATGGGCGTTGTTGTGGTGTCGCCACTCCACAAAGTGTTGCTCTTAACGTCGCCAGACCCATTCACTGTAAATGTATTGCTGCTACCACTGTTCTGACCAATGTATGTGAAATTGGCGTCAGTGGCGACCTTTGACGTAATAGCGTTAGAACTAGATCCGGCGGATGCACTAACGCTTGAAACACCGGAAATAGAACCGCCAGTAATCGACACGTTACTGGCTGCTTGTGTCGCCATCGTTCCTAGGCCAAGGTTCGTGCGGGCGTTAGCTGCAGTCGTCGCGCCAGTACCACCATTAGCTACGTTAAGAGTACCCGAAAGCGTAACCGCACCAGCAGATGCCGTGGACGGACTAAAGCCTGTCGACCCAGCGCTGAAGGTCGTAACACCACCGGCGGACCCCGATGCGCCGATCGTAATGGCACCGTTACCATTAGTGATGGTAATGTTTGAACCCGCAGTAAGGGTAGCTGCGGTGAGGCCACCTGACGAATTACCGATCAGCAACTGACCGTTAGAATAGCTGGTTTTACCAGTTCCACCGTTTGCCGTCGACACGGGGGTGGACAAAGACACGGTGGATCCCGAAACTGTGATCCCGTCACCCGCAGTGAGTGGCGAATTGTCGGCTAGATACACGCCAGACGTGGTAGCGTCCACCCAAACGAGCGTGTTAGCATTCTGTACCGCCACGATAAACTCTGCCGTCGGACCCGCACCGTTCACCTTGATGTTAAACGTAAACGGGCCAGAAGTAGAATTGTCGATGATAAAGAATCCGGACAGGGTGGACGGAAAGTAAATGTTGATGGTCTTTGGCGTGGTGGCTGTACCGGTAAGCAGGATGCGAACGTTCTGGCATTGTTCTGCGGTAAGAGTAACGTCCGTGCTGGTAGAAGTAAACGCCGCAGGGGTATGAGTACCACCAAACGATTTGTCGATGATGTCCCAATTCGTGTTAATGGGGTTGGTCCACCCGGTCGGATCAAGGGCGTACTGCTGGTACGTAGGCTTCTCGATGCCCTTATTGGTAGTGGTGGCCATGGGGGTGTTCCTTAAATGTGGCGATTGGCGACTTCGAGCGCCTTGGCGATGTGGTCATCGTCGGAGTTTAACAGAGGTTCCGTAGTCTTGTTAATCTGCTTCTTGGCCACCTCTGCTGCTCGTACAAGAGCGTCGGCCTTGGCGTCCGCAGACGCGACCCGCCCACCGGCACGACGTTCGATGCGACCACCGTGGGCCTGAGCGGGCTTAGGTGCGTTTTTCTTCTGTTCGGCGCGCTCAAGCGCTTGTTCAAAATTGGTCAGAGCAGACGCCATGGTCGTCGTAAAGCGGTTGAAGATCTGGTTAACCGCCGGATACTGGTCGGCCATCTCCGCGATTTTCATGAAGTCTTTCGGGTCCTTGGAGAGGGCCATAGGGAGAATCTTCTCCGCGACCCGGCGCTCCATAGCCGAAAAGCCCTGCTGAATACCCATTGCCCCAAGGAAGCCAAGGATGGCCTTGCCGGGGGCGGCACCCTGCGCGATCTGCGACATACCCTGCCCCTGCATGATGCCCGCAAGGATGTCGGGGATTGCAATGCTAGCACCCATACCACCCGCCTCAAGTGGCCCGACCCGGCTCGCGATGAAACGCAGCTGGTCGGCTTGGCGGGTGAGGTTCTCCGAAATAATCGACCCGTAGATGTGGTTATACTTCTCCTCGCCAAGGACGTGCTTAAGGTCCTTGCGAAACGACGCGTCGTTAAGGAACTTGTTGGCTACCTTACCGATGCGGCCACCCTCTACTTCGTCTTGAATGCGCGCCGCCACACCCAGCCGGACGAACTCTTGGTTCTCAGGAGTCATAGCGTTAAATTCGCGCCGAACGTCGCCACGCTTGAATGGGTTATTCTGACTACCAATCAGTGACTTGGCGAAATTGTAACCCGCCTCAGGCGCTTCCTGACCAACGAACGTTGTGCGGGCAGCACCCTGCGCTTCGCGATACGTCTGGTTACTCCCCGCCTTAAGGAAAATGTTGTCCAACTCGTCGCGCAGGTTGTTCTGCGTGGCCTGATAACCGCGGGCAAGGCCCTTGTCACCCTGACGTTCTGCAGTCTTGATCAGATCGCTAAGCTCTTGGTCGACCTGCTGGTAGAACGCAAAATTACCGGGCACTTCTTTGGTCGGCACCGGCGGGACGCCGGGCATTTCTTTAAGACCACGTTCGGTCTGCTTGATCGTGCTCTCTACACCCGGCGACCCCGGAATAATCTCCGGAATTTTAATGTTGAAAGATTCCGGAAGGCGTGCGGAGTTCTTGGCGGCGCGATCGTATGCTTGCGCGAAATTCTCGTCGTTGATCAGCTTGGGGTTAAACCCCGTGACCGGCACGGCATCCGCCTCCGGGCGACCCTTAAGGTACCCATAGATGCGATTGCGTTCGAGAGCACCAGCTTTCTCATTAAGCTGTTGAATAGCGTCGGCGTCGAGGGCCTTAACACCCATTACTTCACGAACGCGTTCACCGGCGCGCTCGCCTGCTTCAGCCGCGCGGCCTTCCAAGTATTTGTTAAACTGTCCGACGCGGCTCTGGTTGGCCTCCGACAGATTACCATATTTGCCAAGCATCGCGAGCGTCTTGGGGCCCGCCATATCGACGATGGTAAGAGGGGTGCCTTCTGCGATAGCCTTGCGGGCTTGGTCCACCGACATCGGGGTCTGGCCTTTACGGATGTCCTCCGCAAGAGCTTCCGCCAGACGGTCGCGACCAGTCACCGTGGGCAAGAGGCCGTTTGCCAGCTTGTGGCCAAGAAGACCACCGCCAAACGCGCCGACGAGAGTGGCGATGCCTTCGTTGTGCTCTCCCTCACCGGCGTACTGTGTACCGGCCTCTGCGCCAGCACCGGCGGCAGCGCCTGTGATGACGCGACCGGCCATAGTGCGGGTCGCACCCGGTATGCCCTGCGCGGCACCAGTGATGGCCTCGCCAAGAATCTTTTCGCCCGCACCCTTGGGCTCATACCCGACGTCCGGAGCGCCAAGGTTGCGGCCAATTTCCTTGGCCATCTCCGTCGCGCCCTTCCATGTCGGAATGTGCGTGATCGGAGACGCGTAGCCTTTTTGCTGGAACTCAGTCTGATCTTTCAGCCACGGGAGGGGCTCTTGGTTAATCTCTTGCGCGCGCTGGGGCGAGATGATGTCGAATTTCTCACCAAGGGCCGTACCAACCCCGCGCGCAAACGTCGGTAGGTCCTTCGCAGCGAAGGTTTCAATACTGCCAAGAGGAGAACCCGTCGCAAGTGCCGCCGCAGACTGCGCACCCTTGGCGATTGCGGTCTTCTTAAGACCTTCTGCAGTCTCCGACCACGAACGAGGAGGTTCGGCCTTTTCCTCCTCCGCCGGGACGATAGTGAATCTGAACTCGCCCGGCTTTTTGTCGGGCGACGTTGTTTCTTCTTCAGCGGGGATAATCTGGAAAGGGACATTAGCCATTTATCTCACCGCTTAGTTCGGGATGCCAAAGTACCGCAAGATACCGGGGCCGTACGTATCTTTGATCGCCTTCTTGCCTTCTGCGTCAAGCGTGCTGCCGTACTTAGACAGCCACTCGATAACCGGAATTTCTTTACCCGTCTTGGCGTCGGGCGACTTGTCCTTGAACATCCTTTCAAGGGACTTGCGCTCCGCCGCGTAGAAGGCGTCGGTGTACTCGTTATCGAATGTGCGATTGGCCTCGCGGCTTGTCAGACGAACGTAGTCGCGGTACTGACCACGGTTCCCACGACCGGCCTGCTGCCAATCATTGAAGAACGTGTCCTTATCAATTTCGCGCATGTTGGCCGACAGGAGCTTGGCCATCAGAGCGTACTGACCACCCGGAGACGTGGTGAGGCTGGGGATGCCCTCAGCCAGTTCTCTAAATGCGGACACCGCGCGCAGCTGAGCGTCGTTAAGGCGACCCTGTTGCAGCTGATTGACCAGCTTGTTGACTTCGTTCTGGTTCATCAGGATCTTGGGGTCCTGCACGAGGTCAGGCTTGCCCGCGATGGCAGCAAGGTTATTGAGGGAGGCCATGAAGGGCTGCAGGTACTCTTGAGCCTTACCGCTGGTCGAGATGCTGCCCTGCGCCGGGAGAGCCGCGAACGAACCCGCCAGAGGTACGAGGACCTGCTGCTGAGAACGAGCGCCGGTGGCAATCTTCTGTTGCGGGTCAAAGTAGTCGACTTCTTCCGCGCGCTTTTTGGTAGCGGCGTCAGAACCGGCCATTTCGAACGCTGCCTGAGCCGCTGCTTGAGCCTGCTTCTTGGACAATGCCACGACGGTCGGAGTACCGGCCTCCGTGCGCGGAACGTCCGTACCGGGGATGGCCGGGCGCACCTTGGGCTGATTGAGGTCTGGTGCCGGGGCCGTCGTGGTCGTGGCGTCAGCCGTCTTGGTTTCGGTCGTGGTCTTGGCCGGAGAAGTGCCGCCAGTCGTGCCAGCGCCACCCGTAGTGCCGCCAGTCGTGCCAGCGCCGGTCTTCTTGGAACCCATCGTAGACTTACCAAGCGCGTTGACGACCGACTCGATACGCGGGTCCACCTTAGGCCGCTTGTCGGGATCAGCCGCAAGCCATTCGTTGTAGGGGAACCAATCGTAGCTACCATCCGGCATGATGATGCGGATGAACGTGACGCCATTCTCCGTCTTAAACGACGAGCCGACGATATCGGATATCGTTTTCTCGACGTTGGCGCGCGAAGCGCCAAGGAGCTGAGCGCGTTCTTCTTCACCGGCGGAAGCAGCCACTGCGCCGACCAGACCCTCACCAAGGGCCTGACCGAAGTGTGGCTTGTTGGACGCGAGCATCGTGCCAACACCCGCTACAATCGGACGCCAGAAAGCCGACGACTTCATTTCGTCGGGAAGATATTCACCACCGGCGCGTTCCAGAAGATTAAGGAACGGGGCCGACTTTTTGTCCTGAGGACCAAGGCCGGGACCGGCCAGACCCGGAGTGCGGGCCTGCTGACGCGTGCCTTCACCAACGTCGTTGGTCTGAACCGTCGTGCCGGGTTCGGTACCCTCCGCCATCGCAATAAGGTCTTGGCGCAGATTATTAAGGCGTTTGTTCCAAGCACCAGCGTAGTCAGAATAGTTTTTGCGTTCGCTTTCTGGTTTTCGAAGGTCAGCAGCGATAAGACCGTCTTGGAATTTCTTGCGCAGCTCAAGGAGCTTAACCGGATCGCCACCAGACTCTGCGATGAGCTTCTTGGCCATGGACACACCGGAGATCACCGCCGTGTCGAACGCTACATGTGCTAGTTCGGGCGACATGGTGTCCGCACCGATCGCATCCCAATAGTCCTTCTTGTAGATCTTAGCAGCGCCCTCTTTGCTGGGGTTTTTAAAGAAGTCGGGATGGTATTTGCGGTTAATACCATACAGCGAAGGTTCGCCGTTGGTATCTCTGCTGTTAAGATCGCCCTCTTCCTTAAACACGCGGTCCAGAGCGCGCGTGAAATTGGGGGAAGTGGGCTCAAGACCAGCGACTTGTGGGCCCTTAGGCTCGTCGCTGAACACCTTATTGTTGTCGCTACCGATCAGCGGGATCTTAGCCTCAGCCGGGGCAGGAGCAGCTTTTACTGCTTCCAGACCGGGCATCGGGGCGTCGGTCGCCGTGTCGCCACGGGATGCCAACATAACCGGGCGGTCTTCCTTGGCCTGACGAGCCAGTTCAAGAGCCTTCTGTTCCGGATCGATGGCGTCGACACCATCAAGTTCGCCACCGCCATACTTGTGCGGGCGGGACTTAGACGTCGCCTTGCGGTAGTCAACCATCTTCACACCGTTGACTTCGCTAACAGCGTGGGGATAGCGCTTTTCGACTTCCTGAGCCATCAGGCCAATCTGGGTGCGACCGTCACCCAAGTGGTAACGATACACCTTCTGGCCATCGAACAATTCACCGATCGGCTCCTTGTCGTGCTTGATGCGCTCGTCAGACGGAAGTGCGGCAAAGATCATCGGAATAAACTTTGCCGCCGCGCTAGCAAGGCTAACTGCGGTACCAATCCCACTGGCGATGTCGCCAAACCCACCGCCGCCTCCGCCTTTGCCGCCACCACCACCTCCGCCGCCCAGCTTAAGGTCGGACTTCTCGTCGGGGATGTCGATGCCTTCGCCAAGGATCAGGCCCTTGGGGACGCCACCGGTGGTGTACCCAATGCGGCCACCTGTGGCCACTTCCATCGAGGGACCCTTGCCAGACGCGACCGGGAATTCTCCGCCGGTCGACATGTCTTTCGTCGCCCAATCGGACGGGTCGATTTTGCCACCCGCCACCTTGATGTCGCTACCGGCGTCAAGAGACGCTCCGGGCTTAACGGTGTCTAGAGTGGCACCGCCCTGAGTGGGCCCCTGCTGAGGCGATCCTGCAGCTCTGACACGATCGGCAAGAGACGGAATCTTGTTACCCTTGTCGTCCGTTCCACCGAACACGTTTTTGGCCAGCTTTTCGCCGGTACCAAGAAGAGCGTCGACGTTCTTGCCCGTCTGCGCCGCTTCGGCAATGCCGGACTGCTGCGTCTTGGGGGTAAACGAAGGAACTTTAAGTTCGCGGGACGGAGGCTGTATCGTGTGCTTGATACGTTCCACGTTAGCGCCCGGCATCTGAGCATACTGACCCGCATGTTGAGCTGCGAGCTGCATCAGAGCCGCAATGCCACCACCGTTATATTCGGCGCGACCGCCGCGAGCGAATGCCGGTGCCGGGGAAGCCCCCTTACCACCCGCCATCGCTGGAGGCGGAGAGGATGTTGCACCACCAGCGGCGGGCCCTTTACCGGACGCCATCGGGGCGGCGGCAGGGGCCGTGGGACGACCCGAACCGTATCGGGCCATCACCTGCGCAGGCACCGGCGGTGCAGCAGGAGCCGGTGCACCGGAAGCCATTCCTTTACCACCCGCCATTTGGGGCGCGGGAGCGCCACTCATGCCGGTAGTACCGGTAGTCCCCGGCATTGGTCCTTTACCGCCTGCCGCCTGAGGCGCGGGGGCAAAAGAAGACCGGCTAGTACCTTGCGGAGCGGCGGCAAACCCATACGCGTTGGTAGTGGGGGCCGCAAAAGGCGTAAACGCGTTAGCGTTATACGTGAGTGCCTTTTGCGTCGGGGCGGTTGGGATACCCGTCGGCATCATACCCGCAGACTTAGCCTCTTCCGAATTCTTAATGGACTGCTGAATTTGGGTCATGGACAAGCCACTATTAGCCCAATTAGCAATTTCTTCTGGGGAAGCACCTCTGCCAAGGAATTGCGTATAAAAGTTACCGATTTGCGCGTTATTGTCTGGCGCGGGGGCCGCTGGTTGCGCGGGTTGAACCGGTTGCGCAGGCTGAGCACCGGTGTCACCACTGTATCCAGTGTCGCCGCCCCACTCGAAATTCTCACGACCATCAAGGGTCGGATTCACAATGCCGCCCATGCTGGACGGGACAAGACCACCAGACGCAAAATGGCCACGCTCTGCGGCGTCTTCAGTGGCCTTCTTATAGTCGACCGTCTTGTAACCCTGCGACGAACCCACCGCTTCGGGGGTGTGCTTTTCGACTTCCTGAGCCATAAGGCCAAGCTGGGCGACGTCTTCGCCCTTGAAGTTATACGCGTAGATCGGCTGACCGTCGTAGGTCTTGCCGACTTTGCGAATGTTCTCTTTCAAGCGGCGATCCGACCACCCGGAAGGTTGCGTCGTGGTCGTGGTGCTACCCGACAGTGCACCGGTGCCCATGGCCACGTTTGCCAAGAATTGCGCCTGCTGATACGGGTAGCCCTGCTGCTGCAGGAACTGGTTGTACATGGCGGTGCGAGCAGCCTGATCGGTTTGCTGCTGAATCTGGCCCGCCGCCATCTGAGCCTGACCGGCATTAAGCGCCTGCTGTTCGGCCTGACCACCAAGACCGGCGTATGCCTGACCGGCCTGATTGCCCATACCGAACAGCGCCTGACCCGCGCCAAGGCCCATCTGGTACAAGTTCTGACCCGCGCCCAACTGCTGAGCGTACTGCTGCTGACCAAGGGCGGCAAGCTGATTAGCCGCATTCTGCATGGCGGCGCGATTTGCCTGACCGGCGGCAAGGTTAACACCCTGCTGCTGCTGAAATGCTCCAAGAGCCTGCCCGTAGCCACCCTGCAGCAGATTGGCCAATGTCGCCTGATTAGCAAGCGACTGCTGGCGGGCGAGGTTCGCCTGAGCAATACCACCACGATCGCCACCGAATGCACCAGCCGCAATAGCCTGACCGGTGAGTGCCGAACGCTGCTGTGCGGCTTCCTGCTGCTGGAGCGCCTGCTGCGCCTCTACCACCTTGCTAAGGTAGGGCGACATGTACTTGTCGATCTGCGCACCAGAGAACTGCTCAGCGTTAACCGGACCCATGCCCGCGCCAATCGCACTCTTGGCCTCTTGACCGTATTGACCGCCAATGTCAAGAGCGCTCTGAGTAAGACCCTGACCTTGACCAAGGCCAGTCTGCACCAAGGGTGCACCCGTGCTAAGACCGCCCAGAATCATATTCTGACCGGCGGCATACGACGGCTGAGACATACCAGCCGCCGCATTGATGT